CCCGTTAAAGTACAAAAAACTGAATGCGATGCGCCAACGTTTGAAACTGTTAAACAAGCAATTATTGAAGGCAAAAGAACTATTGAACAAGTAAAGGAAAAATTCATCTTTACAGGGACTCAGAACATTGAACTTTTAAACCTTAAGAAATGAATTTAGCAGACATCGAAAGTTGGTGGAATAAGCGTGGACACTTTAACATTGAATTATATATGAATTATTTACGAGCAAAAAACAAATTATGACACGAGCTGAAGCATTAAAAAAAACACGTGAAAGGTTCACGAATTTAATTGACGGAAAGGTTTTACCTTACGTTGGAATAACTGAAATTATCCTATATTACGAAACGCTGGTTGCTAAAAATGTTGCGCCAACAGTTAGTCGAAGTTCTGGAATATTAGATAATTTTCGAGAAGCAGAAATACAAGAATACGAAGAAGATAATAATTTTTAACCCCTAAAAACAAACAATAATGGAAAACATGGAAGATTTCGGAGTTGACCTCCAAGCAAAAGAACACGATTACCAAAACGCACAGCCGAACGTAATCGAGAAAACAACGCAAGGTATTAACGCGATCGTTGAAGCCGTTGAAAATGGAGTTGTAAACCCCTTAGATGCATTTGCAAGTTTCAATAAGTTGGAAAAGCTATTCAAAGAAGCAAAGGTAAAGATTGATGAAATGGCACGTGACGAAGCAGAAAAGTACACAGCGAAAACTTTTACTTTCGGAAACGTGGAATTTACACGCAAAGACGGAGCGAAGAAACTAAACTATTCAGAAGATTTGGTTTACGCTAATTTACAAGCTAGTTTAAAAGCACGTGAGGAATTGTTAAAGGTAGCGCAAAAACAAACAATGCTATTCGATAACGAGGGCGTTGAGGTGCCGAAAGTTTCAATTAGCTACAATAAAGATAGTTTAATGGTTAAATTCAAGTAACACAATCCAAATTAATTAACCCCTGCATTTAGTTGTAGGGGTTTTTTTTATGCGTATTTCCCGAGTTTTAGCAGTTAAAAACATAAAACTACCCTAAAACTTTTTAAAAGTAAGGAAGGTAAAAGCTATATACAGCAAAGGATACAGCAAAATTTCCCGACTTTTACCTACTTTTTTATAATTTCCTATTCAATACAGACTTAGGAATTAAAAAATAATAATTCTAAAAAAAAAGTAAGAAAGTGGGGAAATGTAGTTCAAACCCTTATAAACAAAAGGAAAATGCTTCCCGACTTTTTAAAAGTTTTGGTAAAGTTTAAAGAAAGTTTTTTATTAAAGAATTATTTGTATATTTGTGGACGTGAAAGTTATCAATGCAGAAGGGTAGCTATTAGTCACTAAAAAAATTATTTAAAGCTCATTAACTTAGTAGCGCTGCATCGCAAAAGGTTAATGGGCTTTTATTTTTTAAAACATTATGCAGAATGAATGAAGCAACTACATTAATGACATTTTGGGACACGTTTAAAGACGGCAAAATATCAATTCACAACTACAATTTTAAATTATTTCTGGAAGGAAACAATTTTATAAAGTCAAAACCAAACCCTCAAAGCACTTTTAATCTTATAAGAAAAAACGGTATATTTTTAAATATAGTTGATGAATACGAAATAAAGGATTTTGTAATGGATTTTATTTTACAGCATAATTTTGAAAGTTCTGTATTCAATTTAGTTACAAGTCGAACAAGTCTTTTTAAAAGAGATTATTTGTCAATGCTTAAAACTGAAACAATAAACATTTTAAGAGACAATGCAGAAACCTGCTACTTATTTTATAAAAACGGAGTTTTAGAAATTACAAAAAACAAAGTTGAATTAAAGGAATATAAGGAATATAACCTTAACGTCTGGAAAGACCAAATTATTAACCGAGAATATTCAGAATGCGATCACCATGATAGCGAATATAGAACTTTCATTTGGTTAATTTCAGGAGGTTTTAAATTAACAGAAAACGCAAGTTCAAAAGAAATTGAAAGCTATAAACAAGCGGTTGCCAGATACAATACTTTTCAATCTGTAATAGGTTACTTACTTCATTCTTATAACAACGGTTGCGATAATCGCGCGATAATTTTAAATGATGAAATGATTAGCGATGAACCAAACGGTAGGAGCGGAAAAGGTTTATTTTGGAATGCTTTAAAACATCTTAAAAAAGTTCACTCACTTAACGGAAAAAAGTTTGATTCAAACGATAAATTTAAGTATTCAAGTGTAAAAACAGATACTCAGGTTTTGGTTTACGACGATGTAAAAAAGAACTTTGTTTTCGAAGATTTGTTTTCAGAAATTACGGAAGGAATTGATATTACTTACAAAGGAGTTGATACAATAAAACTTTCAATTTCAGAAAGCCCGAAAATATTAATTACTACAAATTACACGTTAAAGGGTTCTGGTGGATCGCATGATGCCAGAAAATTCGAAGTTGAACTAAGTACATTTTTTAATTCAAAATATACGCCCTTACATTATTTTGGGCATAAACTATTTGATAGTTGGAACGAAGCTGAATGGAAACGTTTTGATTCTTATATGATTCAATGCATAAAAAAATACTTACAAAACGGTTTAATGGATTACGATAAAATTTCTTTACCAATTAAAAAATTACAAACAGAAATTAATATTGAACTTTACAACCAATTGCAAGGATTGAAATTTAATGACTGGTATAATTACGAAAAGCTATTTAACGATTATAACGCAATTGTAGGGAAGTATGGATTTAAAGGAAAAACAGCATTTACACAAGCGTTTAATAAATATGTAAAATTCTTTGAAATAGAAGTTGATTACAGCGAGCCAAACGGAATAAAACACATTATGTTTGTGAAACGTGAAAAAGAAATAGTAAAGGAAAAAGTTGAAATTTGGGACGAACTAAACACAAAAGCAGGATTATGAATTCAATAAAAGAAATTTTAGCAGAAACGCACGAAATCGATAAAGCGTGGAAAAAGCTCGATATGAGTTGGATCATGGAAACGCAATACAAACACTCAGGTTATTTTCTAAACGATATTATTATCGAAGTTGAACGTAACTTGATCGCAAAGCAAAAGGAAGATTTGCCGAACACTAAAACAATTCTTAAATTCGAGAAAACATTAAACCGTTTACTTTTGATTCAGGAATACTTTAATAAATCGCAAAGTTACATTCGTGATTTGGAGTTACAAAACGAGCAATTAAAACAAAAGTTTGAAGCTTATAAAATAAATATAAAATGACTTATAAACTAATTTATGCTAATTTTCAGGTTTGGTATTTCCCGAGCCGTCAGTTAGCACTTTGGAAGAAAAAACAACTAATTGCAACGGGTAATTATTCACGTGAATTTAAAATAGAAACAGTTTGAAACCTTACACCCTTAAACAATTCATTGATTACGTTCATATGATTGATTGTTTAAATTCAACGATGCCAGCGTCAAAAGTTACGTTTAAAAAATACGATTTGGATAAAAAACGAGTAACTAAAAAACGATTAGTTGAGGTTCGACAAACGGATAACGGTATTCCTTACGAATTTGTTATTCAGAAAAAAGAAACTTTAAAAATACCAAACGCAAACACCAACGAAATAACAAAACTAATCGTTGATTACGTTCACTACATTTACCCAAAATCTTCAGCATTTAAACGTATTTCAAGCGAGGGAAAATATAGAGTTGGAATTGGTTACATACCTAGTTCAAATAAAGGAATGTCGGACGCAGAGGGACTTGTTAACGGTAAGTTTTTAAGTTTGGAATTAAAGATAGGAAAAGACAAACAACGTGATTCACAAAAAGCAAGACAAATTGAAGTTGAAGAAAGCGGAGGAATTTATTACCTTTGTAAGTGGACGGACTTTGAAACGTTCCAGACTGAAATACAGAATTTAATACCAATTGAATGAAAGCAAATAAAGTAGCAATTATTGACGTTTACGAAAATGGTATTTTTGTGCGTAAATTAGAATCTGTTTGGTCAAATTTGCCAAATTTAGAATTACATTGTACCTTTGAAATAACTACTCAAAAATTAGAATGCAAAACACAAATTGATAAACAACTTTTTGATTTTATAGAAAATGAAGTTATAGAATTTTTAACGATATGAATGCAATCAAAACAAAACTAAGCGAGGTTAAATTAAACCCAAACAACCCCAGGTTAATTAAAGACGACAATTTTAAGAAGTTAGTTCAATCAATAAAAGACTTTCCAGAAATGCTAGATATTCGACCTATTGTAGTTAACGCAGATATGGTAATCCTTGGCGGAAATATGCGATTTAAAGCGTGCAAAGAAGCAGGATTAAAAGAAGTTCCGATTATAATTGCCGATAACCTTACGGAAGAACAACAACGAGAATTTCTGATTAAGGATAACGTAAGCGGTGGCGAATGGGATTGGAGTTTATTAAGCGAATGGGATTCGGAGCAGTTGGAAGAGTGGGGTTTGCAAATTTATGGCTTTGAAGATAATATGACTAATAATGAAGGTTATGAAGGTTTAGACCAATTAAGTAAATTAGATAAATTTTTAAGTGCTGAATTAAAAAGAATGTTTTTAGTTTATGATAACGAAACTTTTGAAAATGTTATTGAATGGTTTAATAAACAACAAGCAAAACACGAATTAGAAAACCATAGCCAAGTAATTTTAAAGTTAATGGAAAATGAAAACATTTGAATTAAATAAAATTAAGGGCTGCGAAGAACTAATAAAACAAACGCCAACAAAAAATGATTATAATTTAGTAATAAGTGAAGACACTTTATTTACTAAAAATGGCGTTAATGTAGGTTTATATATTAAAATAGATAATAATCAATTACAAGGAATAAGGAACGCAAGTTTAAATACAAAATATGTAAAAACTTACAGGACAAGAAAAGCACTTCCAACACAATCAAGCGTATTTGGAAGTTTACCAAGAATACCTTTAAGAAATGATTATTGTAGGTTTTCAGCACAAACAAAAAACGAAAAAGAAAACGCAAATATATTATTTAGTTTTTTACCTTACTTAACTGAAATTTACAAAATCTATTTACCAACGCAACACGAACACGATTTAAAAGTAATACAAGAAAACGTTGATAGCGATTATTTAATTAAAGAAAAAACACCCTTTACAACCGCAAACATAAATGTAAACCACGCAATAAAATACCATAAAGACACGGGAAATTTTAGGGGTAATTTATCAAACGTTTTAATTTTAAGAGACGGGATTGTAGGCGGTCAACTTGTTTTCCCTGAGTATGGTTTTGCACTCGCACAAGAAGACGGTTATTTAGCAATATTTGATGGGCAAAGTGAAATTCACGGGGTAATGCCTATCATAAAAACAAAAGAAAACCCTTACCGTGCGTCTATAGTTTATTACACACTTGAAAATATGAAGCATTGTTACCCGTTTAAAATGGAAGTTGAAAGGTTACAAAATGTCGCTTCAGTAAGGGCAAATAACAGGGCAAACAATAAAGACCCAAGGACAAAATAAACAGTGAAATAACAGAGAATTATGGCTGATAAATTAGACAACTTAAAACCATTTGAACAAGGCGAAAGTGGAAACCCAAACGGAAGACCAAAAGGAAGTCGTAACCGTTCAACTATTGCGCGTCAATGGTTGGAGGTTAATCAAAATTTAAAGAACCCTTTAACAGGCGTAAACGAAACAATGTCACAAGAAGATTTAATGACTTTGGCACTAATTAAAAAAGCAAGGGACGGCGATGTTTCAGCTTACAAAGCATTGATGGATTCAGGTTACGGAGCACCTTTACAGTCTATTGAAAATACAATTATCGAGCAACCTTTATTTCCAGATGAATGAATTGGTTAAGTGAAGTTGCAAAGAACCATAAGAGTTATGTAAAAGTAATTAACAGTTTCGGCGAATATTTTTATGCTGAAGATTTGGTGCAAGAAATGTACCTTAGACTAGACCGAAATAAGCAACCCGAACAAATAATTGTTAACGGAAAAGTGAATGAATACTATATTTATTTAACGCTGAAGTCTATATTTTTAAACTTTGTAAAAGCAAAAGAGCAAGTTTATAAAACAAATGATTTACCTTTGAATATTGAAGCCGTTGACAATAGCAGTTATCACGAAGCACAATTTCGTTTTAACAGCATTATCGAAGCTGAAATTGATAAGTGGGAATGGTACGATGCAATGTTGTTTAGGTTGTATTTAGATAGCGGAAAATCAATGCGAGATATTTCGGACGGAACGACAATAAGTCTGCGCTCGGTATTCGACACGTTGGCAGAATGTAAGCGTAAATTAAAAGCGAACTGTAAAGAAGATTATGAAGATTTAATTAATAACGATTACGAATTGATATGACACCGAAAGAGAAAGCAGAAGAATTGTATCTTAAAATGTTAAATTGGCAAAGTGATTCAAATAAATTTTTAGAAACAAATATTATTTCAACGTCAGCTAAACAATGCGCTTTAATTGCAGTTGAACAGATGATATTAGTTCTACCATTCACAAATACTAATACGTCACTTAATGAGTATGCTATTTATTTGCAAAAATACTTATTAGAAGTTAAACAAGAAATACAAAATTTATAAATAATGGCAAAAAGAAAACCAAAAGGATTAGGCGACACTATCGACCAAATCACAACAGCAACTGGAATTAAAGCACTTGTTAAATTTGTAGCAGGGGAAGACTGCGGTTGCGACCGCCGAAAGGAAGCGTTAAACAAACTATTTCCTTATAATAAACCCAATTGTTTAAACGAAGCAGATTACAACTTTCTACACGAATTTTTTACAGTTGCAAGGGGTTCAATTGTTCCCTCCGTTCAATACCGATTAAACGAAATTCACACTAACGTTTTTAACAAGGTAACGAACTTTACTAATTGCACAAGTTGTTTAGCGGATAGGGTCAACGCACTAAAAAAAGTTTATGTTCAAACGAACGACAGCCGTCAACAAGATACGGCAATTGAAGAAACGAATTAAAATAATTCAAGGCGGAACTTCGGCTTCAAAAACATTTTCTATTTTAGCGGTCCTAATTGATTACGCAGTTAAAAACCCGAACAGCGAAATAAGTATTATTGCTGAATCAATACCACATTTAAGACGTGGAGCGTTAAAGGATTTTATTAAAATTCTAAAATGGACGAACCGATATAACGATGAATGTTTAAACAAATCGTTATTAACGTATACAATGAAATGCGGTTCTGTTTTTGATTTCTTTTCGGCAGATGATTCTAGTAAATTAAGGGGTGCAAGGCGTGACATTTTATATATGAATGAGTGTAATAATATGACCTTTGACGCTTATAACGAACTTTCAATCCGTACAAAGAAACACGTTTATTTAGACTTCAATCCCGTCAATGAATTTTGGGTTCACTCCGAATTAAAAGACGACCCGAACGCAGATTTTATAATACTTACTTATTTAGATAATGAAGCGTTAGACGATTCTATTATTCAGCAAATAGAGAATAATAAAATCAAAGCGTTAACATCAAATTATTGGGCTAATTGGTGGAAAGTTTACGGCGAAGGACAAATCGGAATGCTTGAAGGCGTTGTATTTAGCAACTGGAAAACAATCGATTCAATACCAACGGATGCTCGTTTATTAGGAATAGGATTAGACTTCGGATATACCAATGACCCAACTTCAGCAATAGCAGTTTATAAGTGGAATGACAAACGTATTCTTAAAGAATTGTTTTACCAAACGGGAATGTTAAACGGTGATATTGCGAACCTATTACCAAAAGATACTTTGATTTATGCAGATAGCGCCGAGCCGAAAAGTATTGAAGAAATACGGCGCAGGGGGTTGCAAATATACCCAGCAACGAAAGGCAAAGATTCAATTAATTACGGAATTGATTTAATGCAACAGCAAGAATATTTAGTAACTTCGGAAAGCGTTAATTTAATTAAAGAACTTCGTGGGTATTGTTGGGACGTTGATAAGACTGGCAAACAGCTGAATAAACCGCAGGGGGGAAAAGACCACGCAATTGATGCGGTGCGTTACCACGAAATGGAATCCATAAGCACAAATAAAGGCGTGTATAACATTTATTGATTAAAATAGTTTATATATTATGAAAGTAGAAATTACTATTCCAACATCTATTTCGGAAATACCTTTGGTTAATTACCAAAAGTTTGTTAACGCTTCGCAAAATAGCGAAGACGAACAATTTTTAATGGAGCAAATGGTTCAATGTTTTTGCGGTATTGAATTAAAATCAATTGCAAAAATACCGATGAATGATTTAACGGATTTAATTCTTTCGTTGACTGAAACATTAAAAAGCGAAGGGAAATTTCACGAACGTTTTAAAATAAAAGATTTGGAGTTTGGTTTTATTCCGAATTTAGAAAAAATAACATTTGGCGAATACGTTGACCTAGAAAATTACTTACAAGACGTTTCTAATTTTCACAAAGCAATGGC